AGGAAACTGTCTTTTCAGATGTCCTAGAACATCAGCAGTACAAGAGGTCTCCAAACATAAAGAGCAGTTTTCCACAGTGTGCCATCTAAGAGACTCCTGATTGTTGCTCACCCCTGCCTTGCGTTTGCCCACAATGTAGTTTCCTATCGCCCCTAATCCTGAAACTACAAGGAGATTAGAGCAGTTGAGAGAGTGGGGCATCAACAGAGGTTTCACCTACTATGCCCAAATTTACCTACTGGGAATCGCTTACACCTGAACCCCTACTGACGACTTAAAGGACGTAATTTCCCTGCTGAACAGAGACAACCATAGATCCTTGCGATGTTCGGGCAGTAGAACCACATATCTCTCAACTCTTATATAATATCAGTTTTGGGGGGATCTGACAACCCCATGTGTGCCAGTTTAATAATTGTTTGAGAAAATGGCAACACTGTTATTAGGTGTGATAATCTCACTATAATCATAGGATAAGTTCTCCCACGTTGCTGCCCAATCTATCTCAACCCAACTTGGCATATCTCTTGAAATATAACCACAGTCTGATGCAATTTGCTCGGCAAAATCTGCACCACTCTCATATTCACCCTGATAGGCATCCTCAAAATACTCAATACCATTTGTACCATAATCCTCTACATACTCATTCACTAATCCTTGACCATACTCCTCTACCAATGCTTCATACTGTTCATAGTATTCAGCAAACTTCTCTTCACCATGCTCTTCAATGAACTCTAATGCAAGTTCTTCATCCATAACATCTTCAAGAAGTTCTTTGGTTTCTTCTGTCATTGTTACCATTTTAAAAAGTGAATAGAATGAATAGGTGAGAGAAACAAAAAACGGAGACAGTGCATTACTCTTTCGGTCATGTCTAAGATTTACAGGACTTAAGTTGCCTGATGTCTTAGTAGAAAGAAACCGTCTTTGTTTCCCATGTGCTTATTATAATCCATTATGAGAGTGGAACAACATCTTTTGTGACACTTCTTGAACTGACATACAAATGCTTGACCTTAGAGTTAGAATGATCCTTGCCTTTACCAAAATTCTGCGAATACTTGAACCCAATCTCATCAATGATACACTCTGAGTATGATTGTCTAATAAAATCACAATCTGAATGTATCAATAACCATGGTACATCAATTTCATTTAATACAGATGCCAATCTCTCATGTAATCCATCACTACCATCACCTGTAGAGTATCCTAAACGGTCTAAGTATGGTGGATCAAGAAATAAGAAATCACCCTCTTTAAAAGAGAATGTTCTTATTAATTTAACTGCATCCTCATTGTATATCTCACACTTACTAAAGAAAGTATGATGATTAGGTGATAGATTACATGCAAACTTCTTATAATGTCCAAATGGTACATTAAACTCACCCTTAGCATTATATCTTTCCATACCTGAAAAACATAACTGTCTAACAATAATATATGACAATGCTAGATCATAGGGTTTAGAATCATTTCCATTAATTATATCTCTGGCATCATAATATCTCTTCTCAAGATCATCATGACCTAATGTTTTAATATACTCTACTTCTTTTAATAATACATTAAAGTAACTCTTATCTCCAATAATATTATAAAGGTTGATAACATTACTATTACAATCATTAAGTATTGAAGGTACATTAGCATGTAAAGATACTGCTGCACCACCACAAAAAGGTTCAATAATCCTCTTTGCTGATCTTATGTAAGGTTGAATTAATGATAATTCTCTAGTCTTACCACCCTGATACTTAACAACTGGTTTCATAAACCCTTCTTCTCAAGAATTGGTGCAATAACTTCTCTCATATATGTAAAGAACTCTTCTTCAGTAAATGGTGCATCTATCTTACTAAGTAACCATTTAACACCATAAACATTTAATCCCTTCTTATTATACTTGGTAAGATACTTTTGGTCAATAGTTGATACAACTGGTACAAAATACCCTGCCTCATCTGCATCAACTGTTTCCTGTATTTCTTGTATCTTTTTATTAGATGCCTTAACTTTCTCACTATCAAAGTTTAAACAACACTTACTCTCTAGGTAATATGTACGATCAGCACGAAATAAATGATCTATTTGTCTATTCTTACCATTAACTTCTACTATATTATTATCTTCAATTAAATTCATACATGAACTATCACTTATTACCTTATTCCAAAACTGTTCTATTCTCTCACCAAATGTTATCTGTATTCCATGAGAAGAATAACGATCCAAATCCAATGCCTCAAGTATATAAGACTGAGACTTCTTAGGTTTAATACTTTCAATCAGTGGTTTCAAATTGTCATCAAGATAATTCACAGTATGAAAGCAATTTCACATAGTATAACCCACCCTACAAATTAATGCAAGATGGGTGTGCAACTTATTAAACTGTCCTAGTCGTCGTACACTCTGCACTCTAATGAGTCAGGATGATTATCACAATATACTTCTAAGTGCTTATCTTCATGCCTAGTGTGCCAATCATTGATCCGACCCTCATTACTATCAACCACATCTCCTTTGTGATATTCTTCATACTCTGCATGAACATTCTCCAAATCTTCCTTACTATACTCTAACATACCATGATTAATGTGTTCCTTGTTATCTTTTGGATCAAGATAAACTTCATGCTCTAGGTCGTGTTTGATAGTAGTCATAACTTAAACTTTACTCCTATAATGGTATTTATTTTAAGTAGAGACTGCAACCTCTCGAAGAGTCTCCATCTTAACAAATTGTTCTTCCATATTATAATACAATTTATGATTTTCTGTCGTCAAATAGTATCCTTTTATCTCGTTTCCATCACAATGCCATCCATAAGCTAGTAGACGTTCTTCATCACCATCAATTCTAAGTGTTTTATCGCTATGCAGGTATTCGTGGTATCTCTCGTCTAAATTAATCATTGTCTTTGGAGTATGTGTTGATATTATAACATAGTTATATATTTTATCTATAAATTTTATAATCTCTTTATAATCCCTTGGTATAACTTAATACTTTTATCACAAAATGTCCAAATCTTTGCCTACTTTAGTCCTTCTTAAAGATCTAGTACTACTATTAGATAATAATTCTAGTAGATCTTTTGAATGTCTCGCACATATATTGTGGTATGATATTCTTTCAACAACTGTGGTTCTTATAGTGTTGTATAACTCATCAGGTGTTACATCACTGTCTAATGCCTCCTCAACCCATGCTTTAAGGTTTTCAAGTGCATAACTTTTAGTTTCTTCCATGTTGATCCTCATTAACTACTTGTTGGATTAATAATTCAATTTCTTCAGAAGTAAGTTTGTTTAAAAAGTCCCAATAAGGGTCTTTTTTATCCCATTCTACCGTAAATGAACCATCATCATTTTGATTTATCTTTAAACTGTCGTTTCTTGGCATGTTTCTCCTTTTTTTTCACCATTTTAGCATACTTTATGTCATCTTCAGTGTACCATTCAGGATGTTTTTTAGATTGTTTGATTAGTTTCTTTGCTGCTTGTAGATCCTTCACTACTATTAAGATTTGTTATATGTTCTAACATAGTATCTATACGATCTTCAAGATAGTTCTCCAATTCATACATTTGTTTAGCATAATCCATGTTTTCCTTAGTTAATATATCCACATCACTCTCCAACAACTCTATTCTATTAAGTAATTGATCTCTCATTACCAACATTTCCCGATAAAGATTGTCCATGTTACTTTTTTGATACATTTTGGAATATTCTATAGTCTCTTTTCTTAAGATTATGTTTTCTTACATGATCTTCTACATGTTCTATACGTTGAAACCATGCCAAATTAAGTTTTGGTTGCTTTCTTCTATCTTCAAATCTATAATCAAATGTACTATGAGGAAACTTAGAACCATCTCTAGTTTTTGAAAATGTTATTCTTTCTTCTTTATTCATTTGAACAATCCCCTAATAAAACTAATAATCATTTGAATAAGTGACTGAATCCAGTTACCTTGTAGAGTATCAAACATATACATGTTCAATCTAAAAGCATAATTAGCTTCTACTATTATATCATTTTGTTGTGTCTCAGTGAGTGGAAGTTCATCAAGTATGCTACGATACTTAGTCTTATATTCTTTAGCATTATCTATCTTATCAAACTCATAGAAATATAATCCTTCACCTTTTAAGTTCATTGCCTTCTCTGCTATTCCCTTCAATATCTGTCCACCTGATAGATCACCCAAGTATCTTGTATAATGATGACCAACTAATAGCTCTGGTTCATCTTTAGCAACTTCTCTTATTCTATTAATATAATTCTTACATGCTTCAGATGGTTCAACTATACTTCTCCAAATTGGTCCATAATAATATCTTAAATCAGTTTCAAGTGCTGTTACTCTCTCCAACTCTGGTAAGTTTATCTTACCAATTACAGGATGATCCTTAAGTTTCCTTA